TGGACTTTTACCCTTCGGAGGGTATATAATTTCGTCTAATTTTTTACTAAATAAATCCCACAGCCTAAAAGTTAAACTTACATCTTGTTCGGCATAATCTTTTACTAAGACGTAAGGAAGTTTATGCATGTTACTCATAGGATCACTAATACCGTATTGAGATAAAGACTTATCTTTTAAATCCCATTTATATTTAGAGTCTTCTAAATAATCTTTACTTAAAGCATCCAAAGAGTATTTCATCCTGTTTTCATCTATCACTGAGGCTGCTATCATAGTGTCATAGATTGGTCCTTTTAACATTAGTCCTGTGGTTGCTCTAATCCAACACACATCATACATAGCGTTATGAAAAACTTTAGCTATGTTTTCGTTTTGAAAAATTAATTTGTTAAGAGTATCCCAAGTTTTATCTTCATTAAGATTACTTGTCATTGCATGTTTAATTGGAAAGTATAATGTTTGTTTGTTCGTTGCTACTGCAATACCACAGACAAAACCATTACCTGTTATAGCACCCGAGCCTTTTGTTTTTAAATTAGGATCATAGGTTTCTAAGTCTACAGCTACTGTATCAATACCTGATAAATCTAAATCAGTTATCTCTGGCACAGTACACATTATTTATAATCCCTCTCTATTATCATTTCTATGTAATGCATGGCCTTCTCAAGATCTTCTCTCCCATTTTTATGAGGATGCCTACATATGTATTTTATAGCATTCCCCTCCGCGAAAAGCAACTTGTTGTCATTTATAAACTTACTGGGCTGAATCTTAAATTTTTTATAATGTGATCCTGCAATTTGTTTATTGTATGTGCTCATGTTTATCTAATAACTCCTTCCCTGTTTGTGATTTTAAAATCCATAAATCATACCTACCTCTACTACATGCAGTGTATCCTAAATATAATTGTTCATGATAAGGTTCAGCACGAGTAATTGAAAGATCAACGATAACGTTATCTCTGGTTAAACCTTTTATCTTATGAAAATTACCATACTCAATGGTAGCTGATTGATTTAAATTATTATTATTAATAATAGATCTTATATATTTTACTCTTTGCTGTAGTCTGTTCTTACCCTCAACATCTTTTGGTGTTTTTATAAGTTTATAAAAATCAAGGGTATCACTTAGCGTAGAATCTAAAAATTCTAAATTAACAAACTCTTGAAAAGTATAAGATTTATTTATCATCTTTTTAAATATTCTAGCGTCTTTCTTCTTATGTCTTTTATCTAACAGCTTCCAATAGGCTTGAATTTGTTCTAGGGATTGTGGTGTGCCTTTTATAAACAAAGGCCAAGTGTAGTGGGAATTTAATTCTGCATCAGAAACGTGCAAATGTTCTGAACCAACATGTTTATATTTTAAACCATATCTTTCAAAGAAAGGCACTAGCCATTCTTTTGATTTCAAACTTCGATAAGTAAACAGAAACTGTTCATCAGAGTTTTTTATTTTCTCTAATAGTTTAGATAAACCAAATGATTTATTTAAATCTGGTATACGATAAACATTTCCTTCAACATCTGTAGGTTCCCAAACTCTTGTGTATCCGTACTTTTCCCACACAGGTTTTATTATCTCTTTGCAAAATTTATTAATCGCTTTACTACATCTTAATCCTACTTCAAGTTCGTCTTCTCCCCTTGCGTCTTTAAATAGTTTTTCAAAAAAATCTGGATCAGACCCAGCAAATTTAAAAATAGTTTGATTAGGGTCGCCGACCATAATTACATCTTTTGAGCGCACATGTTCAGCCATCTTCTCTATTGCTAGTAGTTGTGGTTTACTACAATCTTGTGCTTCGTCTATAATTAAAAAATCAACTGCAGGAACTTTTGGTTTTCTTACGTACACATCTATCATGTCTTGATAGTCCTGTAAAAATTCATCCTTCTTAAATTTTTCGTAACCTTCTTTCATTTTTAAAATTAACTGTAGATTGTAAGGCTTGTAACTATTATGAGGATCAGCTGCAGTGTGCCAGTGGTCAGATATATTTAAACCTCGACCGTGTGCTTCAGCATTGCATCTAAAGAAAGGATGATTTTTTTGTGGGTCTTTTGTAATTGCTGCACTCTTTTTTAAATTAAATAAGGGAACATGATTACACAAACTATTAAAATCAGACTTACTACTAAATACTTCTCTACGTTCACCTCCATGTTTTTTAGCATAGCTGTGTATGGTGCATATTCTATATTGAAAATAATCTTCGTCTAATTGTAGTAAATTACTAGTTTTAATTTTATCTATTGATTTAATAGTTGCTTGTAGTTCAGCTGCTGCAACTTTGGTATGAGATAACACAATGCCTCTTTCAGTACCGTATTTATCAGACAGCTCAGCATATAGTTTTTTAATTTTAATATGCGTTTTACCTGTACCTGGCGGACCCACAATGGGTCTAATCTTGTCTAGCGTCTGCTTCGAAATCAATTTGTTTTACCTCTTTTCCTTCCTCTGGTTGAACATCTATAGTTAAATTTTCTTTTTCTATCTCATAGTCTGCAATTCTAAAGAACACACAAGAGTGTTTAAGAATCTTACCTTTAACTTTCTTAGCCTTAAGTATTACTTCACATTTCTTTTTTAAATCAACACGTTGTATCTTTATTCTTCTAGCTTCTAAATAATCTTCGAATGAGTCTAATTTAAAATCTAAATAGTTTTTTTCTAAATCAAACACTGGCAAACCAAAATCTAGTAAGTTTTTCTTATCTGTAAAAGCAGTTTTACTTTCGATGTATTGTCTAAAATATTTTATAAATACTTCATGTTCTCCATCACCCTCTATGTAATTCTTTGATCTAATTCTTTCTTCGAATTTATTCTTTACTATCGTTTCAAAATCCATGGTCTTCATCTTTGGTATCCATATCTGAGCTTGTTGAATGACTGTCTCATAAAATAATTTTTGATTCATCAACGTAGGTCCGTCTATTAAAACAATCTTTTCAATAGCCTCACCATTCTTAGTTCCATATATCTTCACCTCATACCTATCTTTTGCATATTCGGTTATCTCTCCTATGGCCGAAGAACCCTCAACAGTTTGATATCCAATACCAATCCATTGAAATAAGAATGCTATACTTTTTACAGAACATTGAACAATCTCTGATATTTTAGTCATACCAAATTTTCTGTTTGTTTTATTGTGAGAAGTTCCTTTTTTATTTCTTAAGTTTGCCTCATCGTCTTTTGCTTCGATAGCAATTCTATGTACAAAGTAATCAATTTGTTCCGGGGTCCATGTTGAGTGTTTCAATAATACACCAGCTATTGCCGTGCAGTATGCATCTCTTGATCCCGTTGTTGGATACAAAATACAAAGAGCTGATTGCAAGGCGATTCGACCAATGTCTTGCGTTAAGTCATCAGGATACTCAGATATGCTTTCGTAATTTTCCCACTCTATTAGTTCTTTACCCAAATGATACTGAGATTCTGGGACGACCGTGTACTCTTTTATACCAGATCTTATTTCGCATAATGTTGCACCATGCGCATCTTTTTCACAATATTGTTTTAAATCGTTTGGTAAAATATATTTTTTAGATTTGATAGCTCCTTTAAATAGATAATGACTTTGTGTGTTATTCTTTCTACCGAATACTGCACCACGATATTTTAGATGATCATGAACAAAATATTTAACTCTTGGATTATCAATATCAAAGTCTGTATCGTTGTCTAATCTTATGGCAATCTGTTTTCCAATATGATGATCTTGCCACTCTTGTTTTGAAATTTTAAATTCTGGATCGGACCACTTAGGTATGACTGATTTTTTATTTACACAGGGGATAATTATCCTACCTGTGTCTAGCCATTCTTCATGAGTTCTTGGTCCATTTTTTATCATAAATAAAAGTATGGGGCCGATTCAGTCTCCCTAGCCGGCCCCGTTTCCCTACATAGGAACTTATAAGTCTAATGTTTTTTTTGCTTTTTGACTTTTAGGAGCTTCAGCTTCGTGTTTTGCTTGGACAGCACCTTTGGCTACACTTGAACCAAAGTCTTTTGCTATCTTGTAAATACCCGCATCCTGAATTGGTCCAACCCTTGCTACATCCCAACCAAACCATGTTCCTTTGTCGTTAGACTGTTGAACAGTTTTTAGTTTATAAATGTGGCTATATGTTGGAGGTGTGAACATTCCATTTTTACCTTGCATCTTGATACCCATCATCATTGAGTTCCACTTTCTACTCACTTTTAATTGAGTAGCTTTCATAGAAATCAAAGCTGTTGCCGGGTTATTACCAAGTATCACTACGAAATGACTAGCTGTATTTTCAAGATAGTTACCGTTTGCTAATCTATCTTTATTAAACTTGTCTCTTGTAGTTGACGGTAGGTCATCTCCAGCTTCATATATCTTTACCGGAGCACCTTGACTCTCACCTCTGTCCTGCCATTCAATATATTGTCTTTTATAATGAACAGGCACAACATCTATCCCCGATTCGCCATCATAAATCTCGTTCGTCACGGTATTTATAATCATGCCAGGTTCTGCATCCTTGACATATTTAGCGTCCCTTTTATTACACTCGGGTGATAGTTGACCAAGAACTTTTAAGAACGGTAACGCAAGATCATCTTGCGACATGTTCAAGCCTTGGCCTGCATCAGCTTCGAAATTTACAGCTGCTAATGCTCCGCTGCTTTCTTTTTTTGTTACTTCACTCATGGTTATTGTTTCCTTTTTATTGTTGTTTTATTTCCAACAAAGATGTTGAAAAGTTCCGTCGGCATTTCTTTTCCTGCCTCCATACGCTCACGGACTAGCGCTTTTAGAGTCATAGGTTCGACCTTCAGCTTTTGCATCGGGTCTAAACCCTGACTCTTTGCAAGTTCGGCATAATCAGCCGCCTTGTTGTCCTCGTTACGACCGAACGATACGGATATCTCATTTTTGATTATATCGCCCAGGCCATTCTCACGAAGCCAGTTAAACGCCTCAGCTTTTTTAGCTTGTGTAATTGTGGCGCTGTAATTTGTTTTCACTTCTATAGATGATCCATCTTGAAGTTTTAAAAAAGACAAACCCATTTCAGACAACATCGTAGGTATAACTTCACCAGATATGTGGTCTAAATGTTTTTTATTTTGTTTGAGTTGTTCTTCTTCAGCTTCGATGGTTTTTTGAACTGCTTGCATTTCTTTAATCTTATCTGCTAGCTTATTAATATTGGCAGTCTTATCCAATATTTCTTCTTGATCTTTCTCAAAGTCTATCGTCATTCGTTGCTCCTGTTTCATAAAGATTTATCTCGATAGGATAATATCTTTTTTCTTGTTTATCCCACTTCAATAAATTGAACTTGCCGTTTGTATACTCTGATACAATGCTACAAGTCACACCTATTATAGCAGGGTCTCCAGTTAATAGCAAATAGTCTGTGCTCTTAAAATCTCTTAAGGCACTTCTTAATTTAAATATTAACGGACCGGGAGAAAATATAATCTGTGATCTTTCATCTAATAAAAATTTTAAGTTGCCATATTGAGCAGCACCCATAATATTAAATTTAGGACGACCTTCTCTTGTGCCTGCAATTTCTTGCACCACATAAACTGTCGGCGGTTTATTTTTTCTTACCTCTGCAAGATCTATACTTTCTTTTTCTTTCATACTTGACTTATTAGCAAAATCCTATATACCTGTCAATAGAAAG